GCAAAAAAGAGTCTTTTTGAGTTTTTCACAACCTGTGGAAAACGAAAAAGCACGAAAAATGGTTTTTTTGACTTTTTAAGAAGTTTAAGAAAGCTATTTTTAAGTATTTTGCGTTTTTTCGAGTTTTTTCGAGTTAAACCTAACACAAACTCTCTAAAATGTCAATGATTTACGAAAAATTCACATCAAGTGCGATTAAATCAGTCGAAACACTTGACAACACTGTGAAAGTAGTGTATAATAGTAATATAAACAAAGAATATGAGTTTAATTGCTTAAATATACAAGAATTCGTTAATAAACTATCAGAAACACTCATAGCTCATGAAGAACTATTAGAAGGAGGGTCTGTGGGCAAGTTTATTAATCAATCTATCAAATCAGGTGTGCTAGTAGAGAATAAATAAACCACCACTAGTTAATAACAATGGCACGACACGGTAAGTATAACAAATCGTCCAAACTTAAGGATGTATTTGTTAACGACTTCGATGATTACGGTTTAGATGTTAAAAATGTAAGGAGAAATAAGAAAAAGAAAGTAACAAAGTTTAAAAACTATGATGACAGTTATTATCATAGCGACAATTACGTTCATGGGTACTAGTGTGTATGACAGTTTATGAACTGTCCTCCAAATTGTTTCATTTTATTACAAAGCACCTTCACAGGTGCTTTTTATTTGTATAATGGAAGAGTTCAAACGAATTTCATTAATGACAGTCGCCACAGCAACCAAACCAGTAGCACCTCGTAAGAGACGCACACGCAAGGTTGCAGTTAAAACAGTCAAGGTCACAACCCCGAAGGTTTCAACACCAAAGAGACCAGCAGCATCTAAGTTGATTTCACCCCAACGCTACTGGTCAGACATTAAAACACGTTGGAGCATTCACAACTATGAGATTACTATGCTACTCGCTGACCTCACCAAACTCAACAAGTATGTGAGACAGTTTACAAAGTGACCACTAAGACCCCACACGGGGTCTTTTTTCATGTATATTAAAAGAGTGGAGGCAAGGGTCTCGTTCACTAATCGAGTTTAAATCGAACCTCTCCTCAAACCTTTTTTCTATATTATTGAAAACTTATGGCAAC